TTGAATTCATACTCACTACCAGTCTCAGATATGGTTGGCTAAACATGCGTAATCGATTTTTTAATCAGTACAGTACTGCCTCAGAGCAAAATGTACTGGAAGACTTAATCATTGAATCCATTAAAGTGTATGGTATCGATGCTTATTATTTACCAAGAACGCATGTCAATCTAGACTTGCTTTACAAAGAAGATACAAGTCTGCTCTATGATGATGCACTACCGCTTGAAGTTTATCTCAAGACATTTGATGGCTATCTAGGGCAAAATGATTTCATCTCAAAATTTGGTTTGCAGATTGATGAATCAATGACATTCACGCTTGCAAAGAAAAGATTCTTGCAAGTCTTGCAACCAAAAATAATGACTGAATACAGTTACAATCTAATCAATGAAGACGGCGATGGGCTTGTACAAGAAGGTGGTTATGACTACTCTTCATATATTCGTCCACTTGAAGGCGACCTCATTTGGTTTCCATTCACCAACGACCTCTTTGAAATTAAGTTTGTCGAGGTTATCGAAACACTCTTTCAACTTGGTAAACTTTACACTTTTGAATTGCGTTGCGACAAATATGAGTACACAAGCGACAGATTGGATACAGACATTGCGGCAATCGATCAACTTGAAGAAGACTTTAGCGTATCTACAGACAATCTTCCAAGAATGTTGCTTGAAGATGAAACTCAACTTCTCAACGAAGACGGCACAGTATTCATTGAAGAAGGCAACAATGTTCAGAGTAAAGATGCCGCCGCACAGAATGAATTCATTCAATCTCAGATTGGCGATGAAGACATTCTCGACTTCTCTGAGAAAAACCCATTTGCTGAAACAAGGATATTTTAATTATGCCAATGTTCGGACACAGTTATTATCACAGTACGCTTAGACGCTATGTGATCATGTTTGGCAATCTCTTTAATGAGATTCAAGTCAATCGCTTTGACTCTTCTGGAAACAAAGTTCAAACGGTTGCAGTACCTATTTCTTATGGACCAAAACAAAAATTTATTGACAGAGCAATTGCTGATCCAACAGGTTTGAAAAGTGTTTCTACTGTAGTTCCAAGACTTGCATTCTCACTTAACACAATGACATATGCTGGCTTTCGTAAACTAAATAGCACACTCAAGTTTCAAAACATTGTAAACGAAACTGCGAAAACTGCATCGTCAGTTTATGCACCAGTACCTTATGACATGAATTTTACATTGTCTTGTCTCACACGAAACGCTGAAGACGGCACACAAATCATTGAACAAATTCTACCATTCTTCACACCAGACTTTACTGTTACGATGAAAGTCTTACCAGAAATGAATGTCAATCTAGATATACCAATTGAATTAACCTCAGTCACTTCAGACGATCAGTACGAAGGCGACTTTGAAACCAAACGAATTCTTACATGGGACCTTGATTTCATTGTCAAAGGATATCTGTTTGGACCAGTACGAAGCAACAATAAAGTTATCATTAACGAAGCGACCGTCAATCTCTTTGATGGGTTTGAAGCAACCGAGCCAGTATTCACAATTACAAGACCAGAATAATGAAAAAAACTATTGACGAAAAAATTAGCGATGTGCTAGATGTGACGCCTACAGAGATTGTAGCAAAACCAGTTACAACTGTAGCCAAAAAAGATACAGTCATTGATGGCACAGATGACTATGAGTATGCACGAAACAATCTCAAAGGTCTTATTGAGAATGGCAAAGAAGCAATGGAGAACATTCTCTTTCTGGCTAAAGAAGGTGAATCAGCACGAACTTATGAAGTCGTTGGTCAATTGATCAAAACACTGGCTGATACAAATAAAGACTTGCTTGATCTTGCAAAAAAGTCAAAAGAATTAAAAACAGAAAAAGAAGAAAAGAGTGGTGGCACTCAAATTCAGAATGCACTCTTTGTGGGTAGCACCGCAGAGTTACAAAAATTGATTAACAACAAACAATGAGCAAACAATATCTAGGAAATGTACATCTTAAAGCCGCAGGAGTTACTCTTCAATTTACTGAAGATCAGATTCAAGAGTATCTAAAGTGTGCGGCTGACCCCATTTATTTTATTGAATCGTACTGTAAGATTGTCACACTTGACCATGGTCTTCAACCATTCAAACTCTATGATTGCCAAAAGAAAAAAGTAAACATCATTCATGAGAATCGTAAAGTCATTCTCATGGAAGGGCGTCAGCAAGGTAAGACTACCACATCTGCCGCATACATTCTCTGGTACACACTCTTTCAAGGTAGCAAGACTGTAGCAATTCTTGCCAACAAAGCATCTGCCGCTAGAGAGGTGCTTTATCGTTATCAGTTAATGTATGAGAATCTACCACTCTGGTTGCAACAAGGTGTCACTACATGGAACAAAGGTGACATTGCGTTAGAGAATGGTTCAATTGTCTTTACTGCCGCAACAAGCAGAGCAGGTATTCGTGGTAAGTCTGTAAACTTATTGTATGTTGACGAAACTGCAATCATACCGAACAATCTAGCCGAAGAATTCTTCACCGCAGTATATCCTACAATCTCTGCTGGTGAAACAACAAAAATTCTACTATCTTCTACACCGCTTGGCTACAATCATTTCTGGAAGTTTTGGAACGATGCACAGAATGATCGCAACGGATTTGTGCCATTGTTCATACCTTATTGGGAGATTCCTGGTCGAGATGAGAAATGGGCTGAAGAACAAAGAAGACTTCTTGGCGAATTGCGTTTCAATCAAGAGGTTCTCTGTAACTTCCTCGGTTCAAGTCTTACACTCATTGACGCAAGCACAATTGGTCAAATGTCACCTACGCCACCTATTTACAGTAAAGATGGACTGGATGTGTTTGAAAAAGCAGAAAAGAATCGTGTCTATGTTATTGTAGCAGACACCGCAAAGGGCGTAGAAGGCGACTACTCAGCGTTCTCAGTCATTGATGCAACCGAAGTTCCGTACAAACAAGTGGCAAAGTATCGTGACAACAAGATTAGTCCGTTGCTTTATCCATCAGTCATCTACAAAGTTGCCAAAGAATTCAATGATGCCTATGTACTGATTGAAATCAACACCTCAGAGCAAGTCGCAGAGATTCTTTATGGCGAATATGAATATGAAAATATCGTATTTGTCAATCGAACCACACACGGACAGTCTGTCACAGGCGGTTTTGGTGGTGGCAAAACTCAGTTGGGTGTCATTACAGATAAGAAAGTCAAACGAATCGGATGTTCAAACTTCAAATCTTTAGTTGAAGAAAAGAAACTTCTCATTCGTGATGTGGACACAATTTCAGAAATTTCAACATTCATACAAAAACGCAATAGTTATCAAGCAGATGAGGGGTATCATGACGATTTAGTTATGCCATTGGTGTTATTTTCTTGGTTATCGACTAACCCATATTTCAAAGACCTCACAAACATAAATATTCGCAAAGAACTTTATGAAAAACAGATTCAAATGATCGAAGAAGAGATCACGCCATTCGGAATTATCGATGACGGTATGGATCAGAATGTTTATGTTGACGGTTCTGGTCAAGTCTGGGAAGAAGAAAAAACTCAGAAATATGATTTTTTATAAATAAAACAAGAATAATGAATGATATGTTGAGTGAAAGACAAGATATAACATCTTAAAAATCAAGGAGAAAACGAATGGCAATCAATTTAATCTCACCAGGAATTCAGATTACCGAGGAAGATCAACCACCAGTAGTGTTGACCATCGGTACTACTGCTGGCGGAACTGCGGGTCGTTTTAGATGGGGACCAATTGAAGAAGCAACTCTAGTTCAGAGCGAATCTGAACTTGTTTCAAAGTTTGGCGCACCTAATGCAACTAATGTTGTAGACTTTCTAACTGCCGCTAACTATATTTCTTACTCACCAAACCTATATGTTGTTCGCCAAGAAGGTGCGAATGTGCTTAACGCTACTGCCGAAGATACAACTGGCGGTGGTGGTGCAGGTACCGGTCTTCTCATCAAAAACGATGATGTTTGGGAAGCATCTTACTCTACAGGATCAGGTAATGTGGGTCCTTGGGCTGCCAAATATGCAGGTGCTTTGGGTAACTCAATTCAAGTTTCAACTTGCGCTTCTTCAGCCGCATGGCAGTCAACTCTAACAGGTACATGGACAGTTGCCGCAGGAAGCACAATTGTTGTTGGTACAGGTGGTGCCGCAAATACTGAAGTTACAGTAGGCGACCTTCTTGTAATTGGTGGTCGTTCAATCAAAGTCGCATCAGTTACAAACGCAGATTATCTAACACTTGAATCAGCACACATCACCGGCGCAACTGGCGCAACTGCAACTCGCCGTTGGGAATACTTCGGTCAATTCGATTCAGCACCAGGCACATCAACTTTTGTAAGTGATCGTGGTGGTTCTGGCGATGAAATGCACATTGTTGTTGTTGACAAAGGTGGTACAATCACTAATGTTGCTGGAACAGTACTTGAAAAATTCCAGCAAGTTTCAAAAGCAGATGGTGCTAAGACTGATACTGGCGCATCTAACTACTACAAAGATGTAATCTCAACTCGTTCAGAATTCATCCGTTGGATGGATCACGAAAGCGGCACAAATTGGGGTGGCAATACTGCAACTTCATATACTGGTTCTACAAACTCACCAGTCGCACCAGTTGGATATCGCCTTGCTGGTGGTTCAGATGGTTCAGCACCAACTGACACACAAAAGATTACTGCATTTAATGTGTTCGCAAACAAAGCAAACATCTCTATCAATCTAATGCCAATGGGTGCAGTAAGTGCAACAGTTATTAATACTGTGATTGCTGACATTGCAGAGCAGAGAAAAGACATTATGGTTTGCGTATCACCAGAGCAGTCTGATGTTGTTAACCAAGCAGGTAGCGAAGTTACAAACATTCTAGACTTTGCCGCAACCATTAGCAAATCAACATATGTTGTATTTGATTCTAACTGGAAGTTCCAGTACGACAAGTACAATGACACATATGTTTATGTTCCATGTAATGCTGACACCGCTGGTGTTATGGCAAGAACAGATTTCAACCTTGCACCTTGGAACTCTCCAGCAGGTTACACAAAAGGCACATTCTTGAATGTGACTAAACTTGCTTGGAATCCAAACGAAGCAGAGCGTGACCTTCTCTACAAACAGTCTGTGAATCCAATCTTCAGCCAGACTGGTAAAGGTACTGTTCTCTTTGGTGACAAGACATTCGTTCTCAGAGGAACATCTTTCAATCGCATCAATGTTCGCAGATTGTTTATCGAACTTCAGAAGACTATTGGTGACTTTGCTGGTAATGTTCTCTTTGATGAGAATAATCAAGCAACTCGTACTGCATTCGTTAATACCATTGATCCATATCTCCGTGATGTTCAGGCTCAGCGTGGTATTACTGATTTCCGTGTTGTCTGCGATGATACAAACAATCCAGATAGCGTAGTGAATGCAAATGAGTTTGTTTGCGACATTTTTGTTCGCCCAACTTCTTCTGTCAACTTTATTCAACTTAACTTCGTTTCAGTAAGAGGTTCTATCTCTTTCGCTGAACTTGGTGCCTAAATAGAATAAACAGATAAAAGAAAAAGGGGAATAGAATGCCAATTCATACACTAGATCAAATTAAGAATGCGATTGGGGTGGGTGCCCGCCCCAATCTTTTTGAAGTAACATTTGCTGGTGGTCCAAGTGATGCAACAAGAATCTCAGTCTTGTGTAAAGGTGCGGCTCTCCCAGGTTCAACAGTCGGTATTATTGAAGTTCCACAAATTGGTGGTAGACGATACAAACTCGCTGGTGATCGTACTTTTGCAGAATGGACAAGTACTGTTATCAACGACAAAGACTTTAGAGCGAGAACTGCGCTAGAAAATTATCAAAAATTGTTCGTAGCAACAAACTTTGGTAACCAAACTCTTGGTGATCGAAACGCAGGACTTACTACTGTGACTGTGGCGCAACTTGGGCAAGATAGCGTACCAGTTAGAACTTACAAATTGCAAAATTGTTTCATTAGCGATATTTCAACAATTGACCTATCATACGATTCAACAGATGCAATTGAAGAGTTTACAGTAACTTGGGTCTACGATTACTTTACTGTATCTTAAACGGGAGCCATAAAAATGTCATTTTCTGTAACAACATTCAAAACAAATCTGGCAAGTGGATCTCGCCCAAATTTATTCAATGTGACAATTACACCACCAACAGGAATCGTAATTCCAAACCACACCATTCTTTGTAAGGGTGCGGCAGTACCTGGTCTAACACTTGGTGTGATTGAGGTTCCATATAGAGGTCGTAGAATTAAATTGCCTGGCGACAGAACATTTGCTGAGTGGACTGCAACATTTATTGCAGACCAAAGACATAACCTTCGTGCTGGATTTGAAGCGTGGATGGCTTCTATCTCTAGTAATGATTTTGGTGCTACCAATCTAAGAGCAAGCAATGTTGAGTATAAGCAAAACATTGTTGTTGAACATCTCAAAGATGATGGTGGAGTTTCCAAAACATATACTTTGAAAGAAGCATTTCCTACCGATGTTAGCCAAATCGACTTGTCATATGATACCACAGATACGATTGAAGAGTTTACCGTAACCTTCCAATATTCGTATTTTGTTTAATTATTGACAGAAACATTTTCGCAACGATAAATAGTTGCGTAATAGTTTCAAATGGGGGGCTATTACGCCCCCTTTTCTTATGAAGAGAGAAAAATATGGCAATAAAACTTTTCGGATTTAAAATTGGTAAGGACGATGACAAAGAAGAACTAAGGTCATTTGTTCCACCAGACAATGATAACGATGCGGCAAGTATCGTTGGTGGCGGAGTTTATGGTACATATGTTGATCTTGAAGGTCAGGTAAGAAACGATGCTGAATTAGTTAAACGATATCGTGAGATGGCATTGCAACCAGAGTGTGATGCCGCTATTGATGATATTGTCAACGAATCTATTGTTTACCAACCTGATGAATATCCGGTTCAAATTGTATTAGATAAACTCAAACAACCAGAATCAATCAAGAAAAAAATTCGTGATGAATTTGAACACATACTTAAACTTCTAGATTTCAATAATCAAGGATACGATATCTATCGTAGATGGTATGTTGATGGTCGATTGTACTATCATATGATGATTGATGATAAAAATCCTAGAGCAGGATTACAAGAATTAAGATATATTGACCCACGCAAGATTCGTAAAGTGCGTGAAGTGCCAAAAGGCAAACAAGCACAAGGCGTTGGTCAACCAAACTACATTAAGCCAATTGAATACTTTGTATTTTCAGACAAAGGTTTCATGCGTGACACCAATCAAGGCTTAAAGATTTCTCCAGATTCAATTTGTTATGTACACTCTGGTCTTACAGATAAAGATGGTAAAGTAATTATCTCTTATCTGCACAAAGTTATTCGCCCATTGAATCAGTTGCGTATGCTTGAAGATGCGACTGTTATCTATCGTATCTCTAGAGCACCTGAAAGAAGAGTGTTCTACATCGATGTTGGTAACTTACCAAAGATGAAAGCAGAGCAATACTTGCGTGACATTATGCAGAAGTACAAGAACAAACTTGTATACGATGCAACCACTGGTGAGATTCGTGATGATCGCAGATTTCAAACAATGCTTGAAGACTTCTGGCTGCCAAGAAGAGAAGGCGGTCGTGGTACAGAAATTACTACACTACCACCTGGACAAAATCTTGGTGAGATTGAAGATGTTTTATACTTTCAGAAGAAACTCTACAAAGCACTTAATGTTCCAGTCTCTCGCTTAGAAGCAGACAATGGTTTCTCTCTTGGTCGTGCAAGTGAGATTACCCGTGACGAATTGAAGTTTTCAAAATTCATTGCAAGACTTCGTTCAAGATTCTCACATCTATTTGATCGACTACTTGAAACTCAATTGGTGCTAAAAGGCATTTGTAATCGTGCAGAGTGGGAACAAATCAAAGAAGAAATTTACTATGACTTCGTTACTGATGCACACTTCACAGAATTAAAAGAAACTGAAATTATGAAAGAGCGTTTGATGCTTCTTTCAGACATTGATAACTATGCTGGTAAATATTTCTCCGTTGCTTACATTCGCAGAAAAGTTCTTCAACAAACTGAAGATGACATTGAGCAAATGGATAAAGAGATGGCAGAAGAAGAGGCAGAGGGTGGTGATGAAGATGGTGATCAACCACCACAAGAAAGAAATATGCCACCAACACCAATTCAACAAAAGGTTGAGAATCCACAACCAATTCCTGTTGTGATTCAAGAACCAAAACCTACGAAAGAATCTAACTTTGATAATACTGATCAAAAAGAACTTGTGAAATCAATGTCAGCGTTTTTCGGTACCTTAGTTGAAGAGGCTAAAGGTGACAAAGAAACAAAATGATTTAGACCAAACGATCTTCAACGAAGCACTCTCTGTAGCAACATCGGTTGCATATACAAGAAAAGAGATTCGAAAACTTAAAGAAGAAATCGATTCTCTTAAAAGTCAACCAAAAGAAAAGATTGTTGAAGTAGTTGAAGGTCCTCAAGGTCCTCCTGGAAAGGATGGACCTCGTGGATTTATTGGTCCAAAAGGAGATCAAGGTGAGCGTGGACTTCTTGGTGAACAAGGACCACAAGGCAACATTGGTCCTCAAGGTGAGATTGGACCACAAGGACCTCAAGGCGAACAAGGCATACAAGGTGAACCTGGACCGCAAGGCGAGAAGGGTGACAAAGGTGATCGTGGTGAACAAGGTGTGCGAGGTGAGCAAGGACCACAAGGCATACAAGGCGAGAAGGGCGACAAAGGAGATAAAGGCGACCGTGGTGAACAAGGTCCCGTTGGTCCTCAAGGCGAAAAAGGACCACAAGGTGAGATAGGTCCAAGAGGTGTGCCAGGCAAAGATGGTGCAGATGGCAAAGCAGGTAGAGATGGTAAGCAAGGACCAAAGGGCGACAAGGGTGACATTGGTCCAGTTGGTCCACAAGGACCAGCAGGTCCACAAGGACCGCAAGGTGAACCAGGTAAAGATGGTGACATTAAACCCATCGAAGAAAAATTCACAAAGTATACAAAGACACTTGACGATACATTCTCTGAGTATCGCAATAGACTTAACTCACTCATTTCAAAATCACTAGCAAGCGATGCATGGAAAGCAACCGGGTCTGGTGAAGTCAATCTAAGATATCTTGATGATGTTAATCGTAACACCATTCAAAATGGTTATGTTCTATCTTACAATTCAGCAAACAATAAATTTGAATTCATAAGTGTGGCGGCGGCTTCAAGCAACGACACACTTGATACTGTTACCACAAGAGGTAACACAACAAACAATGGTATTGAAGTAGCAAATGTTGTTGCAGATTATTTTCAAGTTAGAACAGATGCAGATTTAGAACCTAGTGAAGGTCAAATTGTTTGGGATGAAACTGACGGCACACTTCAATATGGTTCATTATATAACACTACAGTAAATATCGGTGAAGAAACTCACATTTTCATCAAAGCAACTGAAGCAATTAATAAGGGTGATCTTGTTATGTTTGCTGGTGTTGATGGTGAAAATCTTCTTGCAAGAAAATATAATCCAAGTGTGTTAGGATTTATACCATCATGGTTTATTGGTGTTGCAAAAAATACTATGTCAAACAACGGCATGGGATATGCCCTTACAGTTGGTCAGTTAAGAGGATTAAACACCAACGGATTTAATGCAGGCGATATTCTTTGGGCAAATAACACCGTTGCTGGTGCTTGGACTGCAATAGAACCAGATGGTCCTGGCCCTAAGATTCAATTTGGTGCAGTCACTAAAAAATCTGGCGGTGATGGGCACATTCAAGTTCGTGTCACAATCAATCCTAGACTTCAAGATTTATCCAATGTTCAACTTTCAAGTCCAGCAAATGGTGATTTTTTAGTTTATATTTCTGCAAACAATCGCTGGGAACATATGCAAGTGAGTGTTGGTGGTAGTACTGCAAACTTAACAGGTTATGCAGTCAATACCACATTAGACATTGTTTGGTCTAATTCAAACTCAGCATTTGATGAAGCAAACTCTGCAACAATACTAGCACAAGCGGCATACGATTATGCCAATACAATTGTAAGTGATACACAAGTTGATCCACTTGCAAGATCAATTGCCAACTCTGCATTTGAACAAGCCAATCAGTACTCAGAGTTTTTATCTCTCACTACACTTGAGTACGGCGTCAATATTAAATCAGACGATGCTGGTTCTACAATTTACGATCAAGTCATTTATCGAAACTTACCAATCTCTTCACTACAAGCGAATACAATATCAGAGATTGAAAACCAAACACCACTCGATGAAAATGGCGATACGGTTTTGTTAGAGAAGAATTTGATTGCAAATAACTCTGTAGAAAATTATGTTACTTTACCATTGGCAAATAATGTATCTCAAGGTTTTAATGTATCATTTGATTTTATTAATAATGGCAATGTTATTTTTGAAGTTGCAAATACGACTACAGATATTATTCGATACGGTCCCCACAGACTTAAAGAGGTTAGAATATTTTATAACCAGTCTTCAGATACATATGGAGAAAAGACTTTTGACAGTCTGCTAATCGGCTCAACTCTAAGTGGTAATACAATTACTTTTACAGAAAGAGATTTCATACACAATATGAGGTTTATTCGCATTAATTCGACCGATTTCATGCTAAGTAGATAACCGAAAACCTTAAATTTTATAAATAAACAGAAGGAGATAAATTATGGAAAACATTCATACCGCAATTCAAGCCGCAATTGATACAATGCCTACTGATTTTAAAGACGCCATTTATGGCGAACTTAGCAGAAAGGTTGACGATGCGCTATTGCTTAAAAAGATAGAGATTTCGAATTCAATTTTCAACAATAAGAATGAAGGCGATACCGGCATTGAGGACGGAGAAGACTTCAAAACAGAAGAGGAAAATGTAGATGAAGACCTTTAAAAGTTTTCTTGGAGATAGATTAGAAGAGGTTGCTAAGCCCAAAGCAAAGGGCGAGAAAGACTTTTTCGATGCCCACAAAGTAGCCGTTTCTGATCCAGAAGAACAGGGATCAAACTCTGCGAAGGTTGCTACAAAAGAGCGTAGCGGAAAAAGACCAGCAGACAAGCCACCTGTTACTGAAGAAGACCTTTCAAAGAAAGAAACCAAAATGGCACACACCATTGGTAAACACTTTGAAAAGAAAAAGGTTGGTGATCCATCAAAGGGTGGTCCTTATGCGGTCGCAACTGCAATGGTAAAAGATAAACCTGCGGCGGCTGAAAAAGCATACAAAACAATCAAAGCAAAAGCAAAGAATGAACAACACGAAATTCTTTTAACTGGATTGTATGATGACCTACATGAAAGCAACAGAGAATTCTTTCTACAAAAATTAGATGAAGACTACGATAAACTTATCGAGTTTGCAATTTCAGTAGCAGAGGAATAAAAATGATTATTAAACCATTAGGTCAAATCATTTCAGTTACAAGTGCAAATACTGTAGCCAATTCTAACTTGGTTCGAATTCATACAACTGCAATCACTACAGTTACAGTAGCAAACTCAACTGGTTCAACACTAGGTTCAATTTCAATTCCTGCAAACTTTGTTGAGATTGTCGAGAAACATGCTACAGATACAATTGCATGTAGCACGGCAGCCAATTGCACACCAGTTGCATACAAGTCATAAAAGGATTAGAACAATGAGACTAATCACAGAGATTAACGAAGAAATTAAATTCGTCACCGAAGAGACCGGCGAGAGTGGCAAGAAAAACATGTACATCGAAGGCATCTTCATGCAAGCAGAGCAAAAGAATCGCAACGGCAGAATGTATCCTCTTTCAGTAATGGAAAGAGAAGTCACCAGATATGTAAACGATTATGTCAATAAGAATCGTGCATATGGAGAGTTAGGACATCCAGAAGGTCCTACGATCAATCTTGAAAGAGTTTCTCACATGATCAAAGAATTGCGCCAAGATGGAAGTAATTTCATTGGTAAAGCAAAGATCATGGACACCCCATACGGAAACATTGTCAAGAATTTGATTAATGAAGGTGCTTGCGTTGGTGTTTCAACTAGAGGTCTTGGTTCTTTGAGAGAGGGCAAAGACGGCACTAAGGTTGTTCAAGATGATTTCTATCTTGCAACTGCGGCTGATATCGTTGCCGATCCTTCTGCACCTGATGCTTTTGTACATGGCATCATGGAGAACAGAGAGTGGGTCTATGTTGCTGGTCGTTGGACTGAAAGACAGATCGAAGAATCTAAAAAGCAAATCAAAAAAGTAAGTCGAAAAGACCTAGAGAAAACAAAGTTACAAATTTTTGAGAATTTTATCAATAAACTATAAATAGTTATATAAATATATCAAGCAAAACCTTATTAATCAAAAGGAGAACGCATCATGGCAGAAGAAATTAAGGATCAAGAAGTTGACCTAGAAGATGAGAA